CAAGATGGGCTGTGGCTTTCTCTGCGTCCTCTCTCGTCACGGTCATGTCCAATGTTCGAGAGAAATGTACGGCGAACAGGATCTTCTGATGATGAAGATTCTTGCGGCCATAGTATTCGTCCAGCATTGGATGTTTGTTCGTGTGGACTAAAGAAGGATGAAGTTCGAAGTGATGGTGGATGTATTCTTTGGCTTCGTCGTTTAGAACCAAAGGGCCATATAGTTTCGATAGTTCCCTAATGTAAGATTGCAAGCGAAGTTTAGCCGCTTTTTGTTCCTCGTTAAGCGGGGGAATAGAATAAAGATGGAAACGCTTTTCAACGCCGTAAACGATAATCGTTCGAGCCATAAAACCGTCCGAGAGAATATCTTGATTCTGAAGACTTTGGAACTTTCCGAGCGTTGTGTTGCCCAAGAGACTGATGCACATATTCGTGCAGAAGTCTGTGTCGCTATGCTTAAGTTTTCGGACGTACTTTCTTCCACCGTTATAAGCTTCGAGAAGAAAGTCTGAAAGTTGTTCGGCATTTTTCTTAAAGATTGAGGTTAGTTCGTCGAGGATGAATACGAGGGAACTGTGATGATAGGCTTTTCTTCTGTTCTGTTCATCAACATAGCGATGTAAATACGCAACGCGAGAAGTCTCTTGCGTGAATTGCTCGAACGTCGTGCTGTTCGGAGCGATGTAGATAAGAGGCTGACGTGCGCCTTTGCGGTTGTCTGAGGCATCTTCGCCAAGGAGTTCTGCGGCGAGATCATTCTCTGGAGTCTTGATCTCTGCGGGGATTTCGAGGAGCTCTTTCATCGGACTCGTAATGAGAGATTTACCCGCCGAAGCGGGTCCGATGAAAGCGATGTATTGATTCGGAAATACTGCGTGGAAGTCTAAGTCACCGAACCAGACGCGCCTTTGAAGGGCGGCGCCGATCATGAAATAAAACGCAGCGTCAACAAACGGCTGCGGGCTTTGTACGTCTTTTGTGTACAAGCACCAGTCTTCATATAGGCTCATGCAAGTATGCGAGTCTTACAGAGTTCTTGCGGATTTGTAGTGTGGTGATTACGTCGAAACCTTCTAGCTTCTCAAGGTTCGGATCGAACTCGCTGGGAAGATGAGTCTCATGTACAATAACGACCGAGGGCGGCGGCAGGTTAGGCGGCCACTCTTTGATCTTCTCCCGGATCGCATTCGTGATCTGGGTTATTCGGTCGTTCGTCTGACGCATAAAGCGGAGGGAGCTTTTCTTGGGCCGAGTTTAGGCGAGGTCTCTCATGCCGTTGGGATTCTCTTTTAAATACTTACCCCAGTTCTTTCCAGCTTGGGCCTCAGATTTCATGGTGAAGTTCACTCCGTCTCGGCCGGTAAGTGAGATCGCGAGGCATTCTTGCATGAGCTTCGCCGTGTCGTTGACAATCCCATCTGGAACCAGCGCCAGAAAAGAGTCATGTTTATTGTTAATCGCCGGTAATGTTTTGAGCGGTCGCTCGTTGTTATAGCGGTTGACTGCGAGGTGTGTGATACAGCCCACGGTGGACTGAGGAACCCACGAGATGCCTTCCCTGATATAAGAGTCAGTAATAGTACGCTCGAACCTGCGTGGATATCCAAACAGATTACGGAGCTGACGGTTAGTTCTAATCTGAAATTCAATTTCATCTTGCCATTCTATGATTTCGGGAAACAGTGACGCGAAGAAGCCAAGGAAGACTTTGCATTCTTGGAGACTGAGGGTAAGAGTGCCATGACTCTGCTTGAGGGTTTGAAGTTGAAAGGTCCGCTCACGCATTCTGTAGGAGGAAGCATGGCAGACCATCTTGCCGATCTTGTATTCCTTGTCGGAGGATTTGATTGCTTTGTCGAGAGGTTTCCAATCGGGGTCTTTCTTGAGTTCTGTCGGACTTAAGCTTTTCCAATAACTCGGCGACTTCCCCGCGAGAGGCCATTCGTTCTGCATCTGCTCGCAGAAGATATGCAGCGCGATGAAGGTATGAGGTTTGATGCCCACGTTGAAGAGTTCTCTATAACGCCCCGGTCGCGTAAGGTTGGCGACGATAAGAGCCTCGGCGCCGCTTTGATCGCACTGTACGAATGTCATCCCCGGCGGGGCGATGTAGATATCGAGAGCTTCTTTGTCGGGATTCTGGAGATTCGCTCCGTAGTCGCCTAGGAATTGTCCAGAGGCTAGACGAAAGCTTCCTGTCCCGGCGACCTTAAGCGAGGTCAGGCAGTGGATGTGTGGAGTGGGCATAGTTATTCGCAAGAATAAACCTCTTTAGAGACTTTCAGATCCGATGGCCAGTCCATAGCTTTGTGAAAGCTATCGTCGAGGATCATGACTTTATTCGTGGGCTGTGCGGTGATGCGCCCGTTGTCGAGCTTGATAAAGAGGAACTCTTTGTTTTGCTCGGGATCGTCACTGAAGCCGTCGTCGAAGGGCGCGGCGGTGAAGAGATAGTCGCCGTGATAATAGTCACCATCGCAATTAGCCATACAACGCTGGCTGCGAAGATAAGTGTACTCAATGGTCTCGAAGTTCCAACCATAGCAATCCCAGCGTTGAGATTGTTCAAGAGGCCATTCGCTGGGGAGTATATCAGAGCCGAAGTATAGCGCATGGAGCGGAAGGTTGCGATAGATCGCTCCGTTCTCTAGCAATACATGACAGCCCCATGCGCGGCCGGGCGTTGAGGTTATGGCGAACCATATCGCAGGCATGTAGCCTTGCTTATGTTTATGTGTGAAAGCTGTGTCTACGTTTAGGTAGAGATGCTTGGGTAGGTTTTTTGTGAACATATTTTTGGGAGATTAAACGTCATCGCGCCATCCGACAAACGACGCATTGAACGGGCGACCGTCGTCGGTGAGGTTTAGATATTTGATTGTTGCTTTCTTTTGGAAGTGATAATTTGGGGTAATGAATTCCTCACGCTCTTCGTCGGTGAAGCCTGTGCCTACTTCAAAGCTTACGCCTCTGTTGGTGATGAACTTAAGCGCGCCTAGTTTGCCTTTGCACTTGCCTTCGTCAGAGACGACGCGCCCAATGCACTGGAACTCGTCGTCGAGGAAGGCTTTGCGCTTCTGGAGATTCATCGTCGAGCGTTCCTTTGTGCCTTGAGGCATATACGAACCGAAGACGCTCTTGAGCATTTGGCCTTCGAATTGTTGCTTGAGATATTCTTCGTAACACTCGTCGAGTTCAATGCGAGTCTTGCAAATAGACCACGGAATCATTTCTACGCCGACGCCAGTAGATTCCTTGATGATCTTCTCAAGCAAGAGCATTCTCGTAAGAGCATTGTACTTCGGCTCTACAATATCGAACGCATAGAAACTGATATGCTTTGCGTCCTCGCCGGGCAGAATGCGATTTACGCCCACGGCGGCATTGATCTTCTGCAGGCTCATGCCATGGCAGTATAGCTCGCCGTCGATAATATAGTCGTTAAGCGGCGGCGGAAAGATACCTTCCAAGACAGCATCATTCCACCGCTTGCCATCTCTTGAATAAAACCCTTGACCGGGAATGTACATGCACCTCAGGCCATTCAGCTTGGGCATCGAGACCACGTGGCCGAACTTCGAGGCGTCATAAATCCCAGCGCGCATAAAGGATGCGGCGATTTGTGGGTCTTTTTCTTTTGTATCTTTTGTCATAAACTTAATATTCCCAAATCCACTGTTGAAATCCTAACATACCTTTCAGCTTAACCATACGACGCATCTCGAAGATTACGTCGATGGCGACGTTCTTCGGATGCTTGAGTTTGATCTTATAAAGCGCATCCCCGGCGACACTCGGCGCGCCTTTGTCTGTTGTTTTCTCGGGCTTGTATCTTAACTGCTGATGCAGATACTTCACGACCTGATCCGGGCTGCCGGGATTAAGGTCGAAGCCGACGAGGATTTTGAGGATTCTATTTAACTGCTTATAGCGTTCTTCGCAGCGTCGTACGATGTATCCGCGCTTGACAGGATCGAAGTGCATTCCGTGGAGGGACATGAAGGCGTAGTCTGCGAGAGATCGACTGGCTTGATCGACAGAGTCTTGAAGTCCAGCGTCGTTTCGGATGAGGTTAATTTGACCATAGTAAATTTCTCGGAGGACAATAACGTCTTTAACGTTGTAAGCGCGGAGCTGCTCAAATTGTGCTCGATTGCGAGGATCAAAGTTTCCTGCTTCATCTTTATGGAAGGGTCTGTTGCTGTAAAGAGTGGCTTGATGGGCCAGAGACTTCTCAGCCTCCGGAAAGATTCGATGGCCTGCGACCATGGTGTCATAGATGTCATGGCCGAAAGGGATCTTGTAGAAGGCGGCGAGGAAGCATAGGTCGAAGAGGGCGTTGTGGATTACGACACGGCGTTTCTTTAGTTCTCTAATGAAGCGAGCAAAGAAAACCACACCGACATTAAGATTGCCGCCCCAATCATACACAGGAACAGAATAGACAGGACTCTCGCCACACGCAATGGCCAAGCAGGTGAGTGTGTTGGTCTTTGGATGGGTCTCAATGTCGAAGAAGATTGGACCTTCGAAGTCGAAGACACTTGTGCATTCGGCGGCGCGTTGACAGATGACGGTTTGGGGTTCAGGTTGAACTTTTTCGGGGTCATAAGTTAGGAGTTTCTTGATGTCTTGTGCGAACCAGAAAGAGTAGTTACTGCGCTTCGTGGGGCTTGTGCTTTTTCCATCATCCTTATCTAGGATGTCTTCGCCTTCTAAGGCATCTTCCAAAGAATCTTCCATAGCCCACGCGTCCACACAATCTTGGGGCCAATAGGTTACTATGTATTGTGTTTTGTTTGGAGAGAGATAGACGACGCCGCGAAAAGCATCGAGAGATTTACCTTTCGCAAGCGGGAGATAATCTAAGGCTTTGGCCCCGGCGAAGATTATCTTCTTGATGCCGCTTGGCTTATTGGCTCCTTTGAAAAAATCATCTGCGAATGTTATAAAAAGATCAGATGGATTATCCAAGTCAATATTATAATTAGCCAACACAGAACGAACAAAATCTCCGGCGGGTCCGAGAAGGATACCGTTGTTTTCTTTATCAAATCGCGAAGGTCCATGGAGAACGAGGGCTATCATGTTGATGGTTAATTAAAGAGAAAAGAAAAGGCAGACTATTTCCGGTCTGCCAGCGGTGCGATGGGGATATGTCTGAGGAAAGAAACCTCTTAGAAAGTCTCGCAGTCTTTCTAAGAGGCGCGTGTCTCTGTGATAGCAACCACTCTATCGCTGAGACTTAAAAGGCGGCCAAGGGCGACGCGGGGCCTTTGACTTGAGAGAAGTCAAACTGGCTGTTGTATCGCTTGACGATAGCCTCGCCGTTCTCATCGCGCTTGGCGAACTTGAGATCGCGGGAGTTCGATGGGTCGTCGGTGACATACTCAGGCTGCGACTGGACGAGCATGTTGAAAGCCTGACCTTCGAGAGACTTCAACGCGTCGGCCACATCCAAGTCGGAATAGTCGTCGGGCAATCCGTCATACAGGCCGACAGTCTGCAGCGCACCGGCAAGAATCTCCAGCGCAGAGTCAACGCCGTTCTTGTTCTCCAGCATGATGTACATGTTGCCCTTTGCGCCCAGCGTCTTATAGGTCACGCCAGCGGCCACAGTGGTCTCGGGCGCAATGATCTCGCACTCACAGACAACCATCTTGAAACCCTTTGCGCTCTGCCGAGTCTCGGTCTTGTGGACCAGAACCTTATAGACGTTTGCGGGGATGAAACCGATCTTGACTTCAGTACCTTTTTTCATTTTTGTTTTGTTTTTTGTTTTGTTTACTAGCACCGACAAATGGGAGGGAGCTTTTATTGGGCCACGTTTGATAGATGATTCTTTGCGGCCGATATGATTTGATTTATACCGTACCTTAATTCAAATGCGTTAAGGAACTCAGGAACATTATCAACAAGACCATCATAGTTAGTGAGGTCTAGTTGATTGACATATGCTTTAGTCTCGCCCGTCTGTGGGTTACGCTTGATTGTGAGGCAGAGTCGAATGTCGATGCGTTCCTTTTCTACGAAAGGTAAGTTAGATGCGACAGGTGCGATAGTTTCAATGCTCATAGTATTAGGGTTTAGAGAGTTCAGCGGCAATCTTATTCAATGCCTTCACAACACAATTCTCCATGGGATTAGGCAAGCCCCAGAAGATAGGAGTCTTCGCGGTCGTGACGCCATCGGTCTGTGTGGCGAAGTAGTATTGAATGGTATCAGATCCTTTCTCTTTCTTCGCATAGACAGACCACACGGCGAGACACTCAGACTCGATGCCTTTGTTTGCCCACTCTTTACCTTGGACATAGAGGCGGCGGCGCGTAGTCATACTGCCGTCAAGACCTTGAATCGGGACGATCTCCTCAAGGCCGGTGATGATGACGGTTTTATCTAAAGACTTTAGGTTAGTGCACAAAGTCTGGATGCCGTCGTTGTAGTTCTTCCAGATATCGAAGCCTTTGTAGATTTGTTCGCACTTAACTTGTAACTGATCAATCGCGGCGGTGATTGAGTCAATGACGACTAGGTCCTTAGAAGAATCTTTCTTGACTTTGTTCAGTTCGACAGTCAGCTTATCGTAGCTGTCGATTGGGATGACAAGTCCTTCCGAGCGCACACGAAACGGCATACCCTTTCGCTCGGCGTCGAAGATAACGGTGCGTGCGGGATCGACGTTGCGGAAGGACGTAGACTTGCCTGAGCCACTCGGGCCAACGAGTGCGATGAGGGTCTTTGGCCATTGAGGTTTTGCTTGAGGCATTTGAGGCTGTAGTATTTCTATTGCCATATGTTTTATTTTTACCAAGTCAAAGGCTCGTACTTAGTTATTGAGCACTCCGACAAAAAGAGTTCAAGCTGCACAGCGTTCTGCGCAAAGCAGATTCGCTTGAAGGGACAGCTCGGGCAGGCATTGCACGCTTTGCCACTAGGCGGCGGGAGCTTATCGTGGGCCAAGGCTTCGTTAATGTCTTTGGAGAAAGTCTCGATGCGATCTTTGACTTCCGAATCGAACTCAGCGAGTTGTTCTTCAGTGAAGCTCCAGTCTGGACCAAGGCGCCATGCTGGAGAAGGAAGAGAGATCTGGACAATGAGAGTCCTTATGACCATGCGACGATACCATGCAGAGTTTGCATAGTTGATGTCGTCTTTGAAGATCTCATAAGCGAACTTCTGGAAGATGTAGTAGTAGAAAGAGAACTGCGTGTCGCCTTCATAGCCTGCGACTGCGTCTTTGAACGCGTACTTGCGCGTTGTCTTATAGTCTGTGATCTGCACGATCCCGGCGGGCGTGGCAGAGAGAACGTCAACGGTGCCCACATAAGCGAAGCCCGGGCGGTCGACGACTGGGATGTTGAAGTGAAACTCAGCCCCGCGATTATCGCCAAACTTGAGGGGCATTGGGAGAGAAGACAAAGGCGCCGCAGTCAAAGCCTTCCGAATCTGATCTTGATCTTTAGTGGGAAGGTTCTTTTCCTTCGCGGCTTTGAAGGCTTCGAGACAGGCTTCTTGCCACTTCTCTCCGCTCCGGTCAAAGGCTACGTTCTCTGCGAACTTGTGAATAATCTTGCCGACAGTCAAGGCGGTGATATCTTCGGCGGGTTTAAGGCCGAGGAAGACTGTAAAGAACCAGCGCCGCGGACAGGCTGAGATCTTTAGGCCGCTTGCGTTGATTGGGATAACGGATGGAATGCCTTCATGGGGCAAGTCTTTGTATGTTATTTTCATTATATTATTTAGGGAAAAGAAAGAAAAGAAAGAAAAGAAAGAGAAAGAAAGAGCTACCCAGCGCGCCGTCCCAGGGGAAACCTATAAACCCTGCTGCAAGAACAGCTTGCAGAACGCACTGAGTAGCTCAAAATTATTTTTTATATTTGAAAGTAAAGCCCCGGCATTTCTGGCCGCGATAGATTTGCTGAGACACTGCGGCTGGATTTACTTTAAGAGATAAGGCTGCGGCTTTGGCAGAAGGATATTCTTTGCCGGTCTCAAGACAGATGACTGGCTTACATGCATTATTACCGGGGCGTTTTTTCTTTGAAACTTTCACTTCTTCAGCTTGAAGTTTTGAGTTTGATTGATGATGGCTTGAACGTCTATGCCTTTTAGCAGAGGGTCGTTTAGGAGGGAAGCGAGATCGGTGCCGGTTGGGCGCGTGTGAGGGAAATGCTTGAGCAGGAACTTCTCAAGCTCTTTGTCTGTCATCTCTTCGACGGGTTTAGGGAGGCCGAGAAGGAGATCGAGTTCATTAAGAGAGGAGTTACTCATAAGTCATAGAACAACACAGCAGAGTTTTGTTCGGATGATTGCTTTATCCGTCATGCTTTCCGCTGCTTTTGCCGGGCTGTCGTAGAGCATGGTCGAGAACCATGTGCCATTCATGCTGTATTTGTAGCAATAGAAGTAATACTCTCTTGGAGGATTAGCTTCTTCTCTGGCGGTTGCATATGTAACTCCTTCGTTGTTTGGTGTGGCACTCATATCATTGATTATTTCTGAACTCTGCGTATAAGTTATTAAATCTTTCCGATCTTTTTCTGATGTTAGCGGGGAGTCTATCAAAGTCGTAATCTCGCCGGGCGAAAGCTTCAAGTCCGATATTCCATGCGGCGTAAACATCCCTTGGATCTGGAGTGTTCTTTCGCTGGGCGAGGCAAAGTCTGAGTTCAAGCCAGCATAGATGCGCCTTAGCACAGCGCCGCGCTTCGGTTGGAATATGGCGGCTATCTTTTTCAGAAGGGAAATGCTGGCGCCAGACTGCGCGCTTGAGTTGATATCTTGAGAGTTCACCATTGCGGCCTTTCGCTTTGTCGTTGTCGTTAGATTCGATCTGACTGATTGCCCGAAGCTTCGCGTCGAAGTCTTGCTGCAGGGCGATGAGTGTTGTTTCTGCTGTGAAAAATACTATAGAGAGCATAAGAGATTTCATAGCGGTGGCCAGAAGTATGGCAGGTTATCGGGGACATTTGGAAAGTGTGGTCTGTAATAGTCTGCTTTCTTGCGGATCAGATTACTCTGATGTGTCTTGTGTAGATAAGAGCCGAGCCAATGAGGCTGGATGATGTAAGGATATGTTAGGATCTCTTTCTCGAAATGAGGAAGTAGATTATCTTGATAGCCCCGGCGGCGAGCTTCTTGGCAGATCTTGATGGAGTATAGACAGAGCCAAGCGGGATAGTTCTTTACCATGCGCACAGCGGGATGACTGCGCCAGCCAGTTGACTTACCTTGCAGGGTGTTGAGGATTTGAAGAGACTCGACGCGCTGCTTCATGAGGCGCTGGGTGTCGAGCACGCGGGCGCTTTGTTCGATGTCGGGATATGGGAGGAAGATTTGCACTGTAGATTTTGTGGTTCGGGGCCTATGTTAAATTCTTGATACTCGTTTGGATCAAGGCATGGAAAGTGTATGTCGTGTTCTGGTCCAAGTTTTTCCCACTCGGGATTGATGACCCATTTAGTTTCTTCTTTCATTATTCTAATCCTTTCAACATCTCCTCGCTCATCTTCATCGCGATGAGTTCGTTGGGAGTTGTCTCGATGATGATTGTGTTGTCTTGCATGGCGAGCTGCCGGGCGAACTTCTCTGCGCTGCTTGTGTAATTCTGCCAGCTTGCCTGACTTCCCACCTCGCCACTGTTGACGAATGAGATGATCTCTTCGCGGAAGACTTCTTCGTTGAAGGTAAAGGGTTCTTCGTCTGTGCCGCCCAAGAGCGGAGTCATTGCGTCGAGAATGTTTTCGATTGGTTCAAGAATCTCAATGACAAGATTTACTTTACGCACTGAGATGTGCACTTTTTCTTTCAGCTCATCGACGATAGGAATATCATCAGGGTCGATTGTGCCTTGAAGAACCCCGACGCCCTTGTCGTTGATGAATGCTTTGCCTTGTGAGAGGCGAGCGCGTATGGTTTGAGGTTGTTGTCTGAGGGTTAGGGAATTGATGGTGGCTTTCTTCGAAGGGATCTTAGAGAGCTTAATCACCAACTGCGCGAATTGAATCGCATGCTTGATGTCGTAGTATGGCCAGCCTTGCTTGCGCTCTGTCTTGTTGAGAATGCTGTCTGCTTGTTTGAGCAGCGCGGCTGGGTCGTGTTGGGGTTGTTGATTTGAGGGATTGAATATGTTCATAGTTAGTTTTTATTGTTAGGGTTCACGGCTTGGCCTCCTTGGCTTTGTTCTTTAGTCATTTCCCCTCCTGTCTCTTTAGATATTCTGCAATTGCTTCGTCCGCAACGTACTGCAATTTGTAACCTTTCTTAACTGCATACTCCTTCAGCCTACGATGTGTCTCATCACTGACTACAAACATCTTAGCGACGGGTCTCTTTTCTTTAGTCAAGTTTGTTAAAGGTTTCATATTCAGGTAGTTCTAGTTCCCCAAGTTCACGTTTGAGTAGCAAGTTTCTCAGCGCCCGTACATTCCCAAAGGAGAATGTCTCGTCGCCGAAGTGTTCCCTTTCGCCGAGAGGTGTCCAGTTTTCTTCTGTGATAATCGCCGAGGCGACACAGCGGATTTCCTGCACACCTCTTTGTTGTAGAGAGAAAGTCTTCAGTCCGAGTTCGTTGATTCGGAAGTAAAGATCCTCTCGGAAGCTCCCCTCTTTTACCATCTTGAGGAGATCTCTGTTTGTCGCAAAGACAAACCTACATTGAATCGGCACAGGATCAACAGCCCCGACGGGCAATACGGTTTTATCCTGCAACACACGCAACAACTTTGCTTGATGTGCCAATGGCAACTCGCCTATCTCGTCGAGGAAAGCAGTGCCCTTGCCGACTGCACGGAGAAAGCCCACGTCGCCTCTTGATTTAGCGCCGGTAAATGCACCGGGCATGTAGCCAAAGAGCTCGCTTTGAAAGAGTGTATCAGTCAAGCCAGCCATGTTCATAGCCTTTAGAGGCTTGCGTTTGTGGGCAAGGATGCGTGCGATCAACTCCTTGCCTGTGCCTGATGGCCCTTCGATCAGGACGTTGTAGCGTTG